CGGTATACTTCACAACAGGCTTCGGGCCCTCGACACCTGGCTGTTGATCGTCATCATCGGACGCAAGTGGGATACCCTCATACGAGTCAAACGCATAGATCCAACGCTTCTCGGGATAAAGGATGTTCCGCTCCTGCATCGCGGCAATCTGAGCACCTGCCGCAACGCCGCACTCCACAAGTGTGCCCGGGATTCGGTTCGCAAATATCTGATCCGTGAAATACTTGGTGTTGTCAATTGTCTCCCTGGTGGAGTATGCTGCGCCGTAGTATGCCATTTTCTTACTATACGATTAGGTTCGTCTAAATCACGGAGTAACAATCGTCCAGTTGGGTAGTTCTACGGGCTCTGTGAACATTCGCTTGAAGTCTCGCTGACAATACACGAATACCGGGACCGTTTCAAGCATGCCATACTTCGCGTCAATCATGTAACACACGACGGCCCAGACGGAATCTAAGACATGGATGGCCTTTGCATGTTGTAAAACACGAATCGCGTCAAAAAAGGTTTCGCTGGACTCTCCAAGCCGTACGATATCTGTGTTCTCAGCTGGCTGGACAACAAGGTCTTCGATGTTTACAGCGTGAACGCATATATACGGTTCTTGCTTCGCGTGCTTGTTGTAGTACATTTCCTCTGCCACCGGATCCCTATACAAGGTAAAACTGTTCACACGCTCGATATACGGAATGTTATACGACTCGTAGAAGAGTTTTTCAAACGGATAATCCGTTACAGCATTGAGACGATTATACGCATTCCGGTATGGATCGTTCATAGGCCTCTGCACGTCATAGTGACCGATAAATTCGAACCGCGTAATACGAAGATGTGCCACATCAACAGGAGATAACCAATCGACCTCGATGATCCTCTTCGGAATGTAGATCGGAAACACGTTCCGAAGGCCTCGTAGATAGAATCCAACCAGTTGTCTGGCGTCCTCACGGATTACCACAAACAGGTTTGTGTATTTTTTCGCATACCAATTGATGAGTGGCAGGCAGTTGACAATATCGGTCCATCCCTGATGGAACATCAATAACGCATTCATTGTATTGTGCTCATACATTTGTCCACATCAAAGCTCCAAGGCGAGTTTAGACCGTTGTCAAGAAACTCCACTTCACCGATAGGCACCCACTGGTAGTTCTTGGCTCCATCATTGTTCCATGTGACACCGTTACCAATGTTGAGCTGGATCTTGTCGTCCGCCACGCCCTCGACCTCACCGATCGAATCACGGTAGCGAACACGGCGATACAAGCCGTTGGTTGGTGCCGTCTCACGGAACTGCGTAAGGTTCGTATGAGACATCGTATATAGAAATCGGGAGTTGATGGTATCAAACTCTGGGCTGTTGATCGAAACAACAACGCACTCCGGTCGTGCGAAGACGAGATTGCACATGCCACCTCCAATCGCACCCACAACATGGGTTGCGTTGGCAAAATACTGGATCTTTTCAGCCATCGTCAGCTTCTCGCAGAACACCTCAGCATATCCATTCTCTGCCAGACGTTGTACGAGTTCATCCTCCACCATCATCTTGCGACGCGTCGTATAGTTGGTCCCCATATTGGAGGTATCGCCATGAATCCACGAACGACGGGAAACGTAGAACTTCTTGGGCGTGTCAATGGGATTCTGACTGGCCAACGAAACCATCTTCTTGTAAAGTTCCCACACGTGAGGATGAGGCGGCTCGTTGGAGTGTCCGTCGTGTGTCATTGAATTGACTAGGATCACCTCCTCGTACGAGGCGTTACCGTCGGCATATACAATATCGGTTTCATGGATGTTCAGAAGACGCAAGCAGTCTGTTACGAAAGGATAGTGTGGTCCGGATGACATCAGCAGCTTAACGGGTTCATCTGCTCGAAGACGCAGGTAGTCGAACAGATAGGGCAGACTATCATATAGAAAGTGAAAGTAGTTGTCTGTGTTGTATATGAAGAAGAACGATCGGCCCACGCGATGGGAACACGTAGACATCGATGGTTCGTATTCACCCGACGGATAGGCAGACGTAACACCTGTCGACATTGTCTTCTCATTGTAGGGCGTCGCAAGCTCCTCGGCCGTGTGTAGAAGAACATTTGGATAGCGAAGGTTGGAACCCGTTAGAGTGACATTGGGACCAATGCTCCACTCTTGCCGATTTCGCGACGTTGGAAGCGTCGTAATCTTCATTTTCATATACCGACGCTTGGGTAAGTAAATGGTTCAGATCGTTCTCCCCATGTCGGGGGTCGGAAAGCGATTTGTGGCTGCCGGATACGTGGATCCCAAACCGCTCATTGACGTGGATGGAAAACCCATGATTGAGCATGTGATGAATCTGTTTCCTGGAGAGAATCACGTTCTCGCGATCTGTAATAGCGATCATCTACTGTCTACCGATATGCGGTCGGTCCTTCGTCGTCTATGTCCGAGTGTAAACATTGTGAGCGTCCCGTATCGCGGCAAGGGACCTGCCGATGCTATTATGTATGCCTCCGACTTCATAACCGACAACGATGAGGTGATCGTTTCCTATTGCGACTACGGTACTCGTTGGGACTACAAGCGGTTTCTACAAGAGATGCGATCCCGTGTAGCCGACGGTGGAATTGCGTGCTACCGTGGTTTTCATCCCCATCATCTAGGTCCCGATACGTATGCGTATGTCGACGAGATCGATGGATGGGCTGTGGAAGTGCGAGAGAAGATGCCCTTCACCGAGAACAAGATGAACGAATACGCATCCAATGGCACATACTACTTCAGGACTGGGAAGATTCTCAAAGAGTTTGCATACCGACTTATGCAGTCGGGGAAGACAGTCAACGGGGAGTTCTACGTAAGCATGGTCTACAACCACATGATTGCCGCGGGGATGGCAGTTCGGGTTAGCGAGATTGACAAGATGCTACAATGGGGCACCCCTCACGATCTTCGCACCTACCAAATGTGGCACGGGTGTTTTCAACGCCCCCCTCAGCTTGTGTTTCCTGCGCGCGGGCTTACCATTCTTCCCATGGCAGGTCGTGGTAGCCGCTTCTCAATGGAGGGATACACAATCCCCAAACCATTCCTCCCCATCAGTGGACAACCGATGATGGTTGCTGCTCTCGAATGTCTACCGCAAACTGCGGAGACTCGCATCATAACGCTTAAGGAGAACGAGGATGTTCGGGTATACATTCCCAAGGCCAAGGTATTTGAGATTGAGAATGTCACAAACGGACAGGCAACGACCTGTATGGTGGCACTGGAGGATGTTGCGGACGATACTCCCATCACAATTACGGCCTGCGACAATGGTGCTCTGTACTGGGCGGCGAGGCTGCGATCCCTCATGGAGAATCCTACGATTGACGTGGTTGTATGGTCCTTCTCTAACCATCCTACGAGTGCTCTAGCACCGCAGATGTATGCGTGGCTGGATGTGGACGATGATATGGTTCTCCAGGATGTGTCGATCAAGAAGCCATTCGCAGACAAGCCAAACATTCATGCCATTATCGGGACCATGTTCTTTCGACGTGCCGGCGACTTCAAGGCCGCGTATCATCACATCGTGAAGCATAACATCCGCACCAACGGCGAATTCTATGTCGATAACCTTCTCATGCCGCTCGTGGAGATGGGTAAGAAGGTCGTAGTGTTCCCAGTGGACTATTACCTTGGTTGGGGAACGCCGAATGACTACAAGACGTTTACGTATTGGCAGGACCACTTCACAAATGCAGATCGTTCAGCATAGGATCAACACATTGAAACAGTTGGCGGCAGTTCCATCGTCATTGGGCATTGAGTTCGATGTGCGCGAGGGACCCTCGTATACCTGCGTCGTCACACACGACCCGTGGACAGATGGACCCGATCTGGATACATTTCTATCCAAGTGCAACCACGCCTTCTACATTGTGAACATTAAGTGTGAGGGTATTGAGCACTTGGTGTTGGAACTGCTTCGCAAGTACAAGATCGTTAACTTCTTCCTCCTGGACTGTTCGTTTCCGATGATTCGTCTACTTAGTGCCCTCGGGGAAAGGCGCACAGCGATTCGACTGTCCGAATTTGAACAGTTCGAAATGATGGCGGGTATTGCGGATTGGGTATGGGTAGACGTATTCCATCGCCTCCCGATTGATAGATCGATGTGCGATCAACTCCATGAACTAGGATATAAGATATGCCTGGTATCGCCAGAACTTCAGAAGCAATCCGAGAAACTAGAGGGGTATAAGAATCGGATCTACGATTGTATTGACATGATCTGCACTAAGCGTCCGGAAGCATGGTAAGCCGACGACGCTCGGCGGGCCAGTGAATGATCTCTGCTCCTTGCATCTCGGTCAACGCCTTCGGGCATTCCTCTACACATTCACAGTATGTCCGTAGCACTTCAAGGATATCCAAACACTTCCGCTTGGTTGGAGCGTGGATGAATATGAAATCGTCTTGAATGTGAATGGAATTATACAGAAAGAGAGCGATATCCGGAGTGATCTTCTTCACATTATACTTCTTCAAAACAGGCAAATACATCGCAGTTTCCGCTCGACACACCTTGTATACGAATTCATTCTTGAACTCGTATTGAAGCTTCCAGAAGAGATCCAGCGTCGGATACTTTGTCTGGCAATATCCGTCGTAGACATCACAAGCGACTTGGAGAATGTCAACCATCGTATCGGCGGTAAAGATGACACCATGGTTGTTGAGAAGGACAGTTGTAGATCCATCCCATGTAGCCCGAATCTTCTTGCTAAGATCGAACCCAGGCTTGCAGTATGCGATCCCCGGGCTATCGTTCGCACAGAGGAGCGGCATCATTGCTGTCGGATGAAGATGTACAACATACCTCTTCATGAAGGAGTGGAAATAGACCTCCAACGACGGCTTTCCACCTGAAACGGTAAAGGCCGTCAGATCGGGTTCGTTGGCGGCATATAATGAGTCTGCAATATCATTGTGGTTGACGATTGAATAACCACTTGACCGAGTGATGTCGCAGAGAGAGACTCCGGACGACTTGATGATGGAATAGTTGTCGTCAAGTTTTACCGAGATGTTACCACCTCCTGCCTGAACGAGTTCGTCTAGATGTCCGAATGCTCGACACAGCGTAAGGAAATCATCCATGTTTGGTATACAGTGCGCGCAATACTGTAAATTGTAGAATGCCATCGTATCCCGGACTGGCCGTAATATGCGGTAGATCAAGTGACCACAGGAATTCGTATATCTGCTTTCGTATGTCAACGGTTGGATCATTGAAGAGAATCTGATTTGGAGAGTGCTCTCCCGGAAGTCCCAAAAACCACTCTGGATGTTTTGAAACCAACGTAAGGCTCTTGCCATGGAACCGGACCACGATATCTGCGTGCTCTCGTTGAGGAGCCACATGTGTATTGTAGTCTTCCCGTCGCGATGCGATTTTTGCCAGAACAGTTCCTGCGTCCTGTCCACGATCCGCAGTGTCGCGTTTCAGTTTCCACTGCTGCTTGAGTTCATCCGATGTGTCAACATAAATCTTGAGATCCGACAGATTCCGAAGCTGTTTTGAATAGAGCGTATGAAGGCCGCACAACAGCATATTGTCTTTCGGTTCAATGGTTTTGGGAGGCGTGAACGTTCCGGTAGAGTGATCATAGTCGACAGCCATGACTGCGCTGCCCAGTTTTAGATTGAACGTATCGTTCTCTAGCTTCTCCAGATAGTTTGCTTCGGGATTCAGATGTGTAGTTGTGTTCCAACGAACGTCTCCGCGCTCCCATTTGTGGTATCGGTCTGTCTCAAACTCCAACACCTTGTCAAATAGAAACAGTGGACGAATAAGAGTGCAGAGCGTTGACTTCCCAGATCCCGAATCACCCGCTATCGCAATCACTTTGGCCGTAGAGAGCACAAGCTTGTACTGCATATCTATCCGAACAATCGGCATACCTCGAAGATAGTCGTGTAGAATATACTCGGATGTCTGATCGGAATACTCGCACAGATACTTCAACACTCCACAGTAGCGATCCATGCCCTCTTCCGTTCCAATCGCAATCTGATCGTTTATGCCATCTCGATCGTTCCCAATTGGGATCGCGAGTGTGTGCTGCGACTGTAGCGCATCCTCCAGCTCCGACGGAGTGCACAGACAAACATCTGGCCGGATTCGCACATACGTGCCATATGTCTTTGGAACGCTCTGCCAGAGACGATGTAGCTTATACCACTGCTTGTAGATGTTCTTACGTCTCTCATCCATGTATTGCTCGGGTATGATAGGTGTGTGCTCTAGAATGACCGTCTTGATACGTGGTTCTTCGAGAACAAACTTCAGATTTTCCAAGTTCAGATATGTATCCTCGTCGTCGAGAGACACATAGGCTGCGATATCATGGTTGCCCATGCGATGGATGTTCTCTCGGAATGATCGCAACGACCCCGAGATCAGAAGAAGCGTTTTCATTTATAAGCTAATGAATAATAATAGCCAATATGGTTTGCGCGTTCTCATTCTGTATCTACAACCCGCCGAATGGGTTGTATTATACAGGCCTTCTGGAAAACATCGTATTGGCGCAAACATACTTTCCAGAGGCATACATATTCGTCTATGTTGGCAACGATGTTCCCGACGAGTTTGTTATCGAGCTGCGTGTGCGCAAGAATGTCATTCTCCGATTCACACACGAAACGGGTCCGGTAAATATGATTCACCGCTTCTTTGCGATTGATGAGCCAGAGGTAGATGTGATGTTTTCTCGCGATGCCGACAGTCGTATCCACTGGAAGGACCGATGGGCCATTAAGGAGTTTCTGAACCATCCTACAGCGAAGTTCCACTGTATCCGCGACAATCCCCAACACGCAACTGCTGTGATGGGCGGTCTTTGGGGCATGCGCAAAATTGACGGCATCAACATCAAGAAACTGTATGCCGAACACAAAGTGTCGAACGCTAAAGGACATGGCATGGGGGTGGATCAGGACTTCCTAATTGATTGCGTATATCCCAAGGTGACTGGTGTCATGCTTATTCATTCGAGCCAAACGTGGAGGTTCCGTCCGTTTGAAGTCCTTACCGCCTTTCCATTCACATACACGAATGATATATATTGCGGTCGAGTTGAGAATATCATCTATAGCGAACCTTCTGCACCACAGAATGCGTTCCAGAATACGCCCAAGCCCACAAACATCATTACCACTCTCAACCGAACGGGTCGCTTATCAAAATTATATTGAACAATGACAAATGACAACTGGTTCACGAGCACAAGTTATGCATGGAACCGCAGATAAGACGCCAGGCGGCCTCACGAAGACCGACCTGAAGTATAACAAGGCCGGTCGTATTGTGTCCAAGAAGAAGTCCATGAAGGCCAAGAAGGAGAACCGTCTGGTCAAGCTGGGCTTCAAGACGCGCAAGGGGAAGTTTGGGCTGGCAAAGACAAAGAAGTCAAAGAAGGGCGGGGCTGAGTCGGACTCGGATTCCGAGTAAGTTCTTTGTCTAGAACAAATGGGGGTGGCACTCTTCGGAACTCCACTGTACTTGAATGAAAAATGTATTGTGTTTTCTGCGTTTGTGATTTCCATCTACTTTATGCCCCACCAGAAGTATTGGCAACACGAAGTAGTGTTTGCGTTTATCTTGGCAATGGCGGCTTATGTGCTGATGGCATGGTATGACTACATTTACGACTGTAACGATAAGCTGGGTCCCACGTTTTTTGGGGCACTGATTGGGTGGTTCAAACCCTACGGAGGTGTGCCACCCGAGTTCCCACCGTTGCCCATCAAATACAAGAAGGTCGTTGTGATATTTGACATTGCAGTCTTACTCGTTTTGCTTTCTCTGGTGTTCTATCCGTACATGTCCACAAATCGTTTATCTAGATAGAAGCAATGGTGGGCCGACGTCGTATAAGTAAGAAGGGCGGATTTGAACCGGGAACAATCGCACTCGGCGTCCTCTCTGCCGTCACGGGCATTTCGGGATACGGCGCAAATATCATGAACAAGGACCAACAGAAAATGATTGATGAGAAGGTTGCCGCAGAAGTTTCTTCCATCAAAGGAAGTGTGGACGAGCTCAATACCATCAAGGAGAGTCTCCGAACCGAGACGTCTGAGAAGGAACAACTCAAGACGGAAGTTGAAACATTGAAGAATGCGATTGAGCAACTCAAGAAAGAGAAGGCGTCCAAGGAGGGCCAGCTCAAATCAGTCCAGGTGGACGAATACGCTTTTCGTAGCGCATCGCGAGCACATCTTATCAAGGCGTTTGAACTTGTCGGCGAACAGCTACCAAAGTCCCCTGAGACAGACGCGGCTATTAAGGCGTTCATCGCAAAGACCTCCAGTATGCTGTCTCGCCGTGGAACTCTCAATGAGGTGGTATTAGAACTTACCAGGACGACGGGCAAGACTCCCGACGAAGTGCGCGAAGTCATCCAGGAGGCTCTGCGCAAGGCACCCGAGGAGGTGAAGAAGGATGCCGCATCCAGCTCGGATGCTAAACAGCAAGCCGCCGAGACTATGAAGGAGGATCTCAAGAAGGAGCAGGAGACTACACCAGTCCCTGAGCCCGAGGCTATCCCTGAACCTTCCCCAATGCCACAGCCGGAAACAGAGGAGGCAGAACCCGAGGCTGAAGCCCGACCTGAACAGACCGACGAGAAGGAGATGCGAGATGATGAGTGTAAGAATGTCCTAGAGGGTCTCGAGATCAAGAGCCGGAGGGATTTTCTCAAATGGTCTAAGACGAATCATCCAGACAAGGGAGGAGATACTGCGACCTATCAGCGAGTAAACGAGTGTGTGCTACGGATCTACCCACGGGGTGGATTGCGGAAAAAGAAGTTAAGGACTCGCCGCGGGGGTAAACAAAATGTCCGACGATCTCGTAATCGCAAAAACCGTTCAAACCGCGCCCATTAGGACATTGGCCGAGGGACTGAAATCCATGCTCGTGGAGATGTCACTTGTGTTTGACAAGGATGGCATCCGCATGATCGCGATGGACAATACCCGAACGGTTCTGACTCACATGCGGCTTCATGCGAACAAGTTTGAGCATTACGAGTATAACCACTCGGCGCCGCGTTTGGATGTCGGTCTGAATACGGATCACTTTTACAGGGTGGTCAAGACTGTGACGAACGATGACACGATCACGTTCAGTGTCTCCAAGTCAGAGAGCAATCATCTGACGATCACTCTGGAGAACGGTGAGAAGAAGCGTCGCATTCGGTACAAGCTCAACCTGTTGGATCGCGATGATTCGGACATGACGATGCCCGAGACAGAGTTTGCCACTCGCATCACTATGCCTTCGCTGGACTTCCAGAAGACGTGTCGCGACATGACACTGCTGGCGGCCAAGACAGTCGATATCAAGAATGTTGGCAATACCCTTACATTTACCTGTAAGGGCCCGTTCGCATCTCAGACGGTCACGATGGGTGACAGTGCGTCGGAGTTGAGTATAACGAAAAAGGAATCGGAAGAGATTGTATCGGGGACATTTAGTCTGCCCCATCTGGTGCTCTTCACCAAGTGTAGTAATCTGTCGAACAATCTTGAGATCCATATGAAGAACGATTGGTTTTTGATGATTCGGTATGTGATTGCGAACCTGGGTGACATTAAGCTTTGCTTGATGCCCTGTTCCGCCTAGTCTTCTTATGAGACCGCCTCTTGCGACGTATAGTCTTCTTTGCGTAACTGAATTCGGCGTCCGCGCTAAACATAACCTCTGATGTGTCAACACCGCCCTTGATCCGACTTCCTCCTACAACCCGCTTGATCGTATCATACACACTCTTCGCAGCACCTTTCTCTTCTGTCGGTCCATATCCGATCGCAGCATAGAAATCGTCCAACCGATTTAGCTTGACATACTGGCGTGCCTTTGTGCCGGACATATTGTCAGCATCCTTGATTTCCGGATTCGGGTTGCGTTTGTCGCTCTTCACATACAGAAAGTTGGCCTCGGTCGGACTGACTCCACCCGGACCAAATCTGTCCTTCTCTTCACGCCGCTTCCAGATATCTGCCTTTGCGCCAAAGTTCTTCTCGTGATCATCCCCAACGACGAGGGTGATGTCTTCGGGTGCGATGCCCTTCTGTTCGGTCAGATAGTAGAATGCTGCGAGGGCTCCGCCGCACGGATGCCCTTCGTCCTTACAGACTTGCGTGTCCACAAACTCTACACCGGACGGAAACATATGCGTAAGGATCGGTATCTTCTGGGCCGATGTCAGTGGATTTTTCAGTTTCTCCTTGCCCGTTCCTTGGGTAGAGGATACGAAGACATACGCTTTTCCGCCAGGTCCGGCAGCAGAGAGTACGGCATTGATGAGTTTTTGATGTCCGATTGTAGGGGGCTGAAACCTCCCCACGGTATAGGCTACTTTGACCATTGTGTTTCTAGAAGGTATTAATACGTCCCAACGATGCCCACGAATGTTCCTGTTCCTGGATTGCCCGTTGTTACGAGAGTGCACGCCATCGTATCTCCTTGATTATACACAGCAGAGATTGTAGTAATCGTTTTTGTTGTTTGTCCCGCAGCTAATTGGATCGTAAGAACAGGTGTCTCCGCAGGTGTTGCCCCTGCGATGCCCCGATGAATATTGAAATCCAGTGTCACTCCCACCCCAAGTGTCCCTGTAAAGTTGAGCGTGAATGTAAACACAATCACAGGTTGATTCCATGGAATCGGAAAGACGTTTGCGGCAGTCCAGGTAGTATGCGAAGTATTTGGAATGCTTGCGAGTGGAACTGTTCCTGGAACGAGGTAATATCGTCTATCTGTTCCAGGGTTTCCAATCATCCCGAAAAAAAGATTGGAGGGTTCAGAGGTAGTCGTAAAAGAGTTCCCGTTGGCGTCGTTGTGAAACAAGTCGGTGGCCGTGAGAACAATAAGTCCAAGGGTTCGGTTGATATCGTGATGGAGCGTTAGATCAACGTTGGTGGTAACACTGGCGATTGTGGCAATCTTCAACTCACAAATAGCACTCGCATGTGTTGTCTCTACCCCCACGTTGTTTGCCCCTGCGCCACTGATAAAGACATTTGTGTCACGAACTGCGAAACGATTTGCGGCAGACACGAGGATACCACGATTGGCGCCTGTCCCGTCCGCAGACACATTGATCGTAATGCCTCGGGTCGCGTTCGCAGACGAAATAGCAGTAGACGACGTTCCGGCTGACCGAACACCTGTAATAGCACACAGGCCTGTCGCAGTAGACGTTACGTTCGCAACCATGGTTCGGAGTTTTGCTGTCTGAGGCGTTCCCGTCGGGAAGTCAACACCGATTAAATCAACATTTGACGCGGATGTTAGAGATAACGTCACATCTTCCAAACGGGTTTGGACTCCCATTGTTACAAGGGTTGTCGCACCCGTAACACCTGTCCGTTGGATGAGCACTGTTTGTGGGTTCATTCCTCGGACAGCAACTCCTGTAGGAATGGTAATGGATTCGTTGTATGTTCCAGGCAGAACCCAAACAGTCTGTCCTGAAGCAGCCTTGGCTAATGCTGCGGTAATCGTTAGAAATGGAACAGAAAAATAAGGAGCCGCGGCATTGGCGAGAGTGTCGTTGCCATTCACCGCATCCACGCGTAACACATTGCCGAGAGGACCAAACGTGCCTATGGGTCCAACGATGCCGGTTGGACCCGTGTTGCCAGTCGGACCGGTATTGCCGGTTGGCCCTGTCACAGTGGATGCCTGTCCAGTTGGACCTGTAGCACCCGTATTTGTAGCCGTTCCAGGTAATCCGGTCGGTCCAGTATTTCCAGTCGGTCCAATGTTTCCAGTTGCGCCTGTCGCCACCGAAGTTCCAGGTACTCCTTGCGGTCCCGTCGCACCAATTGGGCCGTTCTGTGTCGTTCCAACTTTGCCCACTCCGGGAATGTATCTGTAAAGGGGTGGCCCCGACAAAGGGGGTACAACCGACATGAATAACTCTTATATTACTTGGGACGTAAATTATGAGCCTTATAAGCGATGTCGTCTCCCAACTTCATCTTGAGTGTAGGGCTGAACAACTTGCGGTCTGAAACGGCACTCGTCGTATTCCAGATCTTGATGATGTGGAAGTTACCCTTGGGTGACACCGTCACTCCAACGACTGTATCATTGTTCGTCTTGAGGAGACTGCTGGCCAAGCAATGGACCATACAATCTACAAATACGGCGTTCGTGTCCACGGCGTCTATCTTCTTGGACCACGCGCCGCCCTTATCGTTCTCTGCTGCGTCCCAGAGCGGACGGTAGCCTTCGCGCATGAAGAAGAACATGCCGGAATTCCAAGCCTTGAGAGACACCCCGTCCACAATGGACCAGAAGTCAGTCAGGGTCTTGATGTCTACGATCTTGATGTAACTAGACATCGAGTAATCGGAGTTGTTGGGGTCGTGATACCACAACACCCACGTCTGTGGGAGTGTTGTGCTGTCGTCGGCCATATTGTCAAAGAGGGGCATTTCCTTTGTAAGCCCCTGACGTATACGTTTTGAAAACGGATTTACGGTGTGACATCAATACAAGTTGCCCCAACAGAATGAACGTCGCAACTATCTATGCGGCACGGGCAATGCCCAGGCCTTCCCTTTCGGATGATATTGTTAACATCATCGCGAAGCTGAAGATCTCCTTTCAGGTTCCCTTTCGTCGTGCGCCTCCTGGACCTCATCGTCCGGCGGCACGTGTACACGACAACTGGCGCGAGAACAACCTTGCCGACATGGTTCGCAAGGTGAAGGAGAAGGACGATCCAGACTACAGCGAGATCGTCAGTAAGATCAACAAGCTGAGTAAGGCAAACTATGGTGTCCTTATGGCGGACTTCTTGGAGCGCCTGAAGAACCGCGATGCCCTGTTCCGATTCCGAGTCACAACACTGCTGTTTGACAACGGCATCAAGATGAACTTCTTCGCACCGATTATGGCGGATGCGTATGCGGAAATCGTCAAGTCGTATCCGGATGCTCTCCAGGATCTGGCCTCTCAGACGAGCATGTTTAACCAGCTGTATGACGTAGACAATGTGACGATCATTCCTCACACATCTGCTCCCGGATACGATGCTTCCATCATTGCCTGGACGAAGCAGAAGGAGATCAAGCGTGGATTTGCAGTGTATGTTTCGGAGTTGTACACTCGTGGTTTGGTGCCCGAGGAGACGATGTCGAGATTCGTAAAGCAGGTGATGGACGACCTGCGAGACAGCATCCGAGCACCCAAGACGCAGGCGAACGAGGAGCACGTGGATGCCCTGGTCCGGTTCATCTTCGCAGTGACGACCAAGGTTCCCATGAGGGCCGCGCTGCTTGAAGTCCTCAAGAATCCGAAGGCAGAGACGCCGTCGCTCAACATGAAGAGCCGCTTCAAGCTTGAGGATGCTGCCAAGGCTAGCAAGTAAACGCGTTGGTTCTTCGCAGAACGCCTCCGTCCCAACACACAAATGACGACTCCTTCTGCCACCGTTATGGTTCAGGCCGCCAAGATTGCCATTGAGCAGGACCGGCCTATTTATTTGGATTACTACACGGACAGCATGGAGAAGAAGTGTTGTATTGGTGTTCAGGGTAACTCCAAGTTTTTGATCAAGTCGGACA